TACAATCAAGCCTTATTTCCCCTAGCCGATCAATCGGCATTAGCCTTTCTTGGCTCCTGACCCTGTTGCACATATGCCGCAGGGTTTTTTTTGCCTCAATGAAACTGAGGTATAAATCTTCGCAGCATCGTCAGGGGTACAAGGGTACACCCCTTAAGGGGGTTGTACCGTTCTGTACCCCTAAAACGAGCTTTTTGCCCCCTTTTGGGGTACAGATACAAAAAGGTACTTGTACCCCTCTGTACCCTTTTGTACCCCCAACTATTTGCTATTCCTTCTCATCAGCATCGCGCTGGATTGACTCGCATCTATCACAATCCAGCCATGCTCATGTGCCGCAATAATCTCACTAATTAGCAAATCAGCTATTGGCCTTCCAGCCTGAGACGGCTTTGCGTAAAGTTTAGCGCTTGCCTCCTTGACGCCCAAATTGTTGACCACGTACTCTATAAAGCCACTTCTTGACAGATACGGGCAATCACCTCTTTCCTCAGCACCAGATGCCCACCACGCGCTCTCAAACAGCTTTCTGTGCTTAAATAACTTATCCTGCTTTTCTGCCTTGGCTGGTGCATCAGCTATCGCTATCACGGCGCTAGTGACCTGCTCGCCGTCCTCATCGAGCCAGCCGTTGATAGGCACTGATTTAAGGTTGACGTAAAGAGGCAATGCCATCTCTGCGTCTTTGCTCTTGCGCTGTATGATCTCAATCGGGGCATCCTCACTCTTTGGCGGCACAACGCTGATCTCTATATCCAACGCACCACGCCATGCCGAACTTCCCCTTGCCCTGTGCTGCACCTCATCGCTCACGCCAGTGTGATGCACTAGCAGGACAGAGCAGGAGAATTCGCTCATCAGAGACCCGCAAGCATCAAGCATTGTTTTTGCATCCTGAGCCGAATTCTCGTCTCCGAGTAAAAAGCGGTGCAGGGTATCGACAACAATAATGCTCGGCTCAATGCTGCCGCCCCTTATCGCATCACGCACCCTTTGATAGCCAGCCGCTGTGTTGAGATCGCAGCCGTCCTTGCTTAGGTACATATCAAGAGCACCCGCGCTGTGGTGTTGTTTCCACGCCGCTATGCGCCCGCGCAGACCGTGATGTCCCTCTCCCGCTAAATAGACCACTGTGCCGCTCTTGACCCGATTGCCATGCCATGTATCAAATCCGGCTGCGATATTCAGGCACATATCCAGCACGACAAAGGTTTTCCCGCCCCCTGATGGCCCGTGAACCATTATCAACGCATCCTGCTGTAGCCAGTGCTTGACTAGCCAACCAATGGGCGATGGCTGATCGCAGAATGAATCAGCAGGAATTAGCCAGCCATCTGTCTTAGGCAGCAGCAGACCGATCAAATCATGCCCAGATTGTGCGTAGTCGTTAGCATCGCCAGCAATTGGCGGCATGATTACACGCGCCCCGTACTTTGCCGCAGCTTGCTCTGCGTATCGCATCCCAACGCCTGACTCATCATTATCAGCCACGATCACTAGATCGTTATGCTCACGCCTTAGAATCTCGGTCACTGGCACAAGGTTGCTTGCGCTATAAGATATAAAGACGGGCGAGCCAGTGACCTCATGAATAGTCGCGGCAGTGGCAAAGCCCTCGGCTAGATAGACAGTTTTCGCGCCCTCAATGACGCCAACGCTCCAGAACCTTGAACCTGTCGCGCCGCCCTGATGGTACTTCTTATCACCATCTGCGCTGATATACTGAAGCGACGATAGCTGCCCATGCTCATCATAAAGAGGCACGATCAGACGACCATCACCCGTGACTCGCGCCCCGTGAGGTTGTACACCTTTGCGAGCCAGATAAGGGTGATCTGCACTAGCCGCGCCAGCGTTAATCCATATCTCGCTGACTGTATCCGCTGCCACCTCTCTTGATCTGGCAAGCTCTTGATCGCGCAGTTTTTTAGCCTCTGCCATGCGCCGAGAGTTTGCCATCTCCTCAGCGACAGTGAGCTTGCGCCCAATGTCTGCTTTGAATGGATGCTCTAAACCGAGACGCCAGCAGCCGAAATGCCCAGCCGGAACACCATCAAGGAAGCCAATATAAAAGCCGCTTTTATCCTGCCCGCCTCGACCCTTTGTGCCAGTGCGAAAACGATGGATATTGCCGTCAAAAATAATTCGATCAGGCGGCTCTATTCCTGCCGCAATCATTGCGTCCCGCATCTGTAACTCTGGCGGGTCTATCACTATAGAGGTGCTGGGTGGCGACCACGGGCCGCCGAGTATGTTCGTGAGGTCTGCCATTATTTAACCGCCTCGAAATAGTCGCTCAAGCGCCGCATAGTCTCCAGCGTTGGGTTTGTCTTTTTGCCGTCCCTGATTGCAAGCAGGGTGTTGTAGTGCAGACGCGATAAGTCAGCAACAACCGACAATCTTCGATCTAGTAGCTTTTCCCGAACCTCATCTAACTGCATGATTTCATTCATATTTATAAACTCCCTCAAAAGTGTGTTTACATCATAATATAAATTGGTTATATTGTAAACCAGATCGCAACCGGATAGGCCGAACGCGATAAGTGAGGAAACAATGGCAATACAGTTAAAGAATACGGCACAGGTATCTGTGCAGGGTTTGAAAGTGTTGGTGTACGGACACGCTGGCGCTGGTAAAACCACGCTTGCGGCAAGTATGCCGAATCCAATAATAATTTCAGCAGAAGGCGGGCTACTGTCTATTAAGGATGCTGGAATTGATTACATCGAAGTCAACAGCATGGACTCGCTGATGGAGGCGTTTGAGTATGTCTCTGGCTTTGCTGGCAACGCTTACGATTCTATCGTGTTGGATAGTATCAGCGAGATCGGCGAGGTGGTGCTGATTCACGAAAAGCGTATCAACAAGGATGGTCGCGCCGCTTATGGTGAGATGGCTGTGCAAATGACAAGCATCATTCGTGCCTTTCGTGATCTTAACGGAAAACACGTACTTATGACCGCAAAGGTCGAAAAGGCGCAAGATGAATCCGGTCGAATCCTTTACAGCCCCTCGATGCCGGGTGCAAAAGTTGGGCAGCAATTGCCCTACTTCTTCGATGAGGTTCTCGCCCTGCGAGTAGAAAAAGACGCAGACGGAATCAGCCAACGCGCTCTGATGTGTGACTCTGACGGAATCTGGCTTGCTAAAGATCGAAGCGGAAAGCTAGACCAGTGGGAAGCGCCTGATATGACCGCGATCATTGCAAAGATAGGCGGTGCGGCATGAACCTCACCGACTTGTCAGCACAATGGCTTGCAGAAAAGGAAGCCGAGAAAAAAGCACAGGATGCCCGCCGATTGATCGAGGATAGAATGTTATCCATGATCGGTTTGCCAGAAGCATTTGACGGCACTCAAAACGCAGCAGCAGGTGATTACAAGATCAAGCTAGTTGGTCGCCTGAACCAAAGAATTGATGCTGAAAAGCTCCAGCAATTGGCAGTAGAAAATGGACTTTCAGATCACCTCTCAAGCCTGTTCCGCTGGAAGCCTGAGATCAATGCAAGAGTATGGAAAGCAGCAGACGAAAGTATTACCGCACCACTTTTAGAAGCAATCACAACAACACCAGGACGCCCGTCCTTCGCAATCACTTTAGGAGAATGAGAAATGGCTTTTTTAGATGAAGTTTTTAGCACAGACGATTTACCACAAGGCACTGGCGGAGACTTTACACCGCTTCCAGACGGTTGGTACACAGCGCACATTGCAGCATCAAGCCTTGAAACCACAAAGGCTGGCACAGGGCAATATATCAAAGTTCGCTATGATATTACTGGCCCCACCCATCAAGGTCGCGTTGTGTTTGGCAACCTTAACATTCGCAACCCGAACCCAAAGGCAGAGGAAATTGGTCGCCAGCAGTTAGGTGACTTGCTGCGCTCTATTGGTTTGGCAAAGGTCAGCGACACAGATCAGCTTATCGGATGCACCTGTCAGATTAAGCTGGTCACGCGCACACAGGAAGGTTACGAGCCGAGCAACGATATCAAGGGCTGGAAAGCAGTTGACGGCGCTGCAATGCCAAAAACAGCACAGGTAAACACTCCTGCGGCAAGCTCTGTTTCACCGCCTTGGGCTAAAAAGTAAAAAGGAGCGGGGCTGGCAACAGCCCCCATTTTTTGTATGCAAATTCCAGACGCAATAAATACTCTTACAGCGATGATAGACGCCGCGCACGAAGATAGGCAAGAGCGACCAAGGCCGCATATGGGTTGCTCTATGCTTGGCGACCCATGCGAGCGTAAGCTGTGGCTTTCCTTTCGATGGGCAACTGTTGAGAAGTTCCCCGGCAGAATTCTGCGGCTATTTCGCAGAGGTCAAAACGAGGAGGAAACAATCGTTTCAGACCTTCGCGCCGCTGGCTGTCACGTTACCAATACTGGCGAAAGTCAAAGCAGGGTAAATTTTGGCTGTCACGTTTCAGGCAGCATTGACGGAATAATCGAATCGGGAGTGCCAGAGGCAATAGGTAAAAAGCACATTTTAGAGGCAAAGACTCACAGCCTAAAGTCATTTAATGACCTTGTTGCAAAAGGAGTGCAACTATCAAAACCCGCTCATTGGGCGCAGATGCAAGTCTATATGCTTGGCGCTAAGGTTGATCGCGCCCTATATTACGCCGTGTGCAAAGATGATGATCGAATATACACAGAGCGTGTAAAACTGTGCCAAGAGAGCGCAGAGGCGTTTGTCGAGCGAGGCAAGAGAATCGCCCTGCTTGAAAGAATCGCGGAGCCTTTAGCTGGTGCGTCACCCTCTTGGTATCTGTGCAAATTCTGCCCATCGTATGACTTCTGTCATAAGGGACAAACCACAAAAAATGTGAATTGCCGCACTTGCGCTCACTCCACACCAAAAGACGATGGAACTTGGCACTGTGCTAGATGGGCATCTGAAATTCCAGTAGATGCACAACACGCCGCTTGTGATAGTCATGTATTTCATCCAGACCTTGTAGGCTGGAAACTTGCTGGCGGAAAAGGCGATTGGTCTGCGGTTTATGAGATTGAAGGCAAGGAAATCATTAACGGAGAGGACGGGTATCACAGCAAAGAGATCGCCGCTGGCCTTGATCTGATTTTGGCAGATGATAAAAATGTCAATGCACTGCGCGAGCAGTTGGGCGGTAGATTATGTTAAGAGAATATCAGCAAAGGTGTATCGACCAGCTATATAGATGGTTTGGCGATGGCGGCAAGGGCAATCCATGCCTCGTTCTTCCAACTGGCTCTGGCAAGAGCCATATCGTTGCCGCGCTGTGCAAGGATGCTTTACAGAATTGGCCTGAGACTAGAATTTTAATGCTCACCCATGTGCGCGAGTTAATACAGCAAAATTCTGAAAAGATGCGTGAACACTGGAAGGGCGCACCAATGGGCATTTATTCTGCCGGACTTGGAAAGCGCAATCTTTCCGAGCCTATCACATTTGCTGGCATTCAGTCTGTTAGGAACAAGGCAGAGCAGATCGGTCACGTTGACCTGATAATTGTTGATGAGTGCCACTTGATAAGCCACAACGATGCAGGAGGCTATAGAGACTTGATTGCAAGCCTATTGCTAGTAAACCCAAGCCTTCGGGTCATTGGATTGACGGCAACGCCATATCGCTTAGGGCATGGGCTAATCACAGAAAAGCCAGCCCTATTTGATGTGCTTATAGAGCCAGTCAGCATTGAGGAGCTTGTGCATAAGAAATACCTTGCGCCGCTTCGATCTAAGGTCACTACAGAAAAACTTAGCACAGATGGAATAAGCAAACGAGGCGGCGAGTTTATCGAAAGCGAGATGCAAGCCGCATTTGATACTGATCTGCATAATGAGGCGGTCGTTTCTGAAGTAATAAAGCTCGCAGGAGATCGCAAGGCTTGGCTGTTCTTTTGCTCCGGCGTAGAACACGCGCAAAATGTAGCGATAATGTTAAAAGATAACGGCATTATTGCTGAGTGCATTACAGGTAAAACTCCAAAGAAAGAGCGAGATCAGATAATTTCTGATTTTAAATCAGGAAAAATTCGCGCATTAACAAACGCCAATGTTTTGACCACTGGCTTTGATTACCCCGATATTGACCTGATCGCGATGCTACGCGCCACGATGTCACCCGCACTTTATGTGCAGATGGCTGGCAGAGGATTGCGCCCAAAGAGCCATACAGACCACTGCCTTGTGCTTGACTTTGCGGGAGTGGTCGAGACTCACGGCCCCATCACCAACGTGACGCCGCCAAAGAAGGGCGGCTCAGGGGATGGAGAAGCGCCAGTTCGCGTTTGTGAGACTTGCGGCGAGATTGTACATATATCCATTAAAGTCTGCCCATCATGCGGCGCTGCTTTTCCAGAGCCAGAGGAAAAGACATACCGCCTTTATGATGGCGATATAATGGGAGACGCTCTGGTTGAGATGCGAGTCACAGATTGGCGATGGAGAAAACACACCAGCAAAGCATCAGGAAAAGATATGGTCGCGGTTGATTATTATGGCGGAATATCTGACCCCATTGTGACGGATTATTTTACGATACTTCATGACGGCTATGCGGGAAGCGCAGCAGTTAATCGCCTTGCAACAATTGCGGCAGAGTTAGGTTGCATTCATGCACTAAAGAATAATGACTTAAACGATCTTTGCTTTGAGATTCAACATGGCGGAAAGCCGCACACAATACACTACAAAAAAGATGGCAAGTATTTTAGGGTCATAAGGAGAGAATTTTGAGTGATAGAATCCCAACAGAACATGAGGAACAGCGAGAATTCGTCTGGTGGTTCAGAAGGTCTTTTCCGCTTGTGCGTATATTCGCCATCCCCAATGGCGGCGCAAGATCAAAGCGTGAAGGTGGGCGGCTCAAGCTGGAAGGCGTTAGCCCCGGCGTTCCTGATCTTTTTATTCCAGAATGGCACTTGTGGATAGAGTTCAAAAAGACAAAAGGCGGCAGCGTTTCAGCAGAACAAAAGGATTGGATGGCATATCTTGATCGAATTGGTTATAAAACATTTGTCGCAAGAGGTTCAAACGCCGCAAAAGAATTTGCACTTAAATTTAAAATAGTTAAGGATGCGCTATAATGTTCGACATCAATTGCCTGATATACATATTAAAAGAGAAAATAAGTCAGCAGAGTTGCGCTGACGATAGCACTTATCAACGGCTTGAAATTGAGATTGGCATGATTGAATCTACGATAAAAGAGTACAGCCATGACGCCTTATGAGAAACAGGTTGCCGCAGCAAAACGCGCAAGGGCTGGCTATGCTGGCGAGTTTGAAAGGCGCAAAGAGCGCAAAGCCAAAAAAGAGGCTGTGGACAAAATAGCGCACAAGTTGTGGAAAACAACGAGCAACGATTGGAGTGTGTAACTCATTCCCACCCTTGCACCTTCACGGTCGTGAGTGGGTGAGCAGACAGGGGTGGGTACTAAAAACCTTTAGGATGCCGAACAATGAGACTGCCAATAAAGATTGATGCAGGAATTCTTGAGTTTGCAACTGACAATCAGCGCAGAGTATTAGAGAAGGCATTAGAGCTAGGGTGTCTACAAGACGCTGACAAGGCGTTGGGGCTATCCAGAGGATATGCAAGTGCAATCCATAAGGCTGTGCTTAAACGCGCGGCAAAGGCTGGATATGCACCAGAGGCTGGAGTTAATCGCCCCACAATGGCTGGCTTTGAATTAAAGCGAGTCTCGACACTGGCAAGAAACGCGCTGGGCGAACCGCAGTGGCAGATACAAGAGCAGTCGAAAGTTCAACAGGCAAACTCACTAAGAGACTTTGTTAAAGGTCTCTGCCAACAGATTATACAAGCAGAGCCAGCTCCAGAAAGCAGAGAGCAATATACCTCAGACCTTCTCCCCACGATCTTTATCGGTGACGCTCACATTGGCATGAGAGCATACGGAAAAGAAACCAAGCATTACAATTTTGATACTAGCATTGCAACTCAGCAGCTCAGGGATGCAGTTGACTACCTATCAAGCAGGGCAGAGCCAGCAGAGCAGGGCATGATTATTGACGTTGGCGATTATACGCACTCAGACGGACACGCCGACACAACCACAGCAGGAACGCCGCTAGACGTTGACACACGCTACCACAGCACTATGTTTCAAGCCGCTATGTGTATGCGGTACATGATCGGCAAGATGCTTGAGAAGTGCAGACGGGTCACAGTGGTGATTGCAAGAGGAAACCACAACGACAATTCATCAGTTGCGATTCAATTGATGCTTGCCTTCTATTATGAAAAAGAGCCGCGAGTTAATGTTCTTGATACGGAATCCTATTATCATTATGTCGAGTACGGCGCTTGGTTGCTCGGCATAACTCACGGCAACAAGCAGAAAGCAGAATCACTTGCTGGTAGTATGGCGAGAGACATGGCGCAAGCATGGGGTCGCACAACTCACAGGATGTGGATTACTGGTCACTATCACAAGGATGCCGTTAAGACGTTGCCGGGCGTTAAGCACAAGATCGTTGGCGCACTCCCACCTCCTGATAGCTGGCACTCATCTCACGGCTTTGCTGGTGACGGAGAGATGGAAATGATGACCTTTAGGCGTGAAGGCGGTATCCACTCATCACACGTTTATAACATACCGCGTCCAATTGTTGAGCCTGATGTGACTCTATGAAAGAAACGCAAATATACGTGCTTTTAGTCTGCCCAGATTGCCATTGCGATCTTTTTAATGTTTACGAATCTGGCTCTATTATATGCTCAGAATGCGGGTGCGAGATAATCGCAAGAAAATCATCTGATAAGACTATAACGATTCATTAGGGGGTAACTATGACAATCGAGAACATGGGTATAGAAAAAGGCGTGATGTGGTTCAAAGCTAGTTCAGGCAACACAGAGGCATTCGGCTACTGCGATAACGATGGCATTGATACGCTTGAGCAACAAGCAGGGAAAGCCGCTTTGATGGCAAGGCGCAATCTTGAAAAGATGTTGATGCTTCAGAGATCACGAAACGAAATAGAGTGATTCTGCTTCGCGCCTACGTTCTAGTCCTCTAAGCACTACGCCACTAGACTTGTTCCACTTCAGAAACTCATCTGCTGCGCCTTTAATGTCACCACGGTTGTATTTCATTCGGAGCGTCGAGGCTTGCAGGTTGCCTAGTCCCACGTTAAAAGCAAACGAGACCATTGCATCCAAGTGGCACTGATTATCAGCAGCAGCAGGACAGTATCGTAATACGCCATTCGTAAACCGTAATAAATCTTTTTCAAGAAGCGAATCAATTTCGATAGCATCCCACACCCGATCATGTTCTGGCTTAAGTGGATAGGAGGCTCTCTCAGGCGTTTTGAGCCTCGATTGTTCTGGGTACAATACATGCCCATACCCTATTGTCCAAAGCCCAGCAGGGCACTTATAAGGGCTGTTGTGGCAACCCTCAAAGCTCTTGATCAACTGGATGCCTGCCTCGGAAATTTTCATTTCTTGCTGAAAGCCTGACTGCCAAACCAAAACGCAATGATGGCTGCAAGTATAGACATCTCATCGTCGGAGAAAACCATGTTCATCGCGTCAGCAAACGCCACGCCTGTGCTGTACGCATACCAGATACCTGCCACATCAACAACGATCAGCAAGCCGACAAACAGGTATGTCACGACTGGGCGAACAGAGGCGCGTAGATTAATCACCCACGTTGATGCACCTTCGCCGATCTTCATGTCATGCTTCCACATGGCAAGTTTTTCTTGCGCTTGTGTCTGCATTTGAATCTGATCGGTCTTAATCTCTTCGACACGGGCTTGAGCCACGAAGCCTTCTTTTGCCAGCGCAATCTCACGCTCACGACCAGCAGCCATCAGAGCCAGTTCGTGCTTCTTGTCGCCGCGATCTTGCACAAAATCCAATACTTTAGGTAGACCGCCAGAGGCAAAGCCCAGCAGTGTAGAGATCAGGGTCATCATGGTTTGTTACCTCAGATTACTTATAATTCCGACAATAAACGCAATCAGCGTTCCAGAAAGCACCAGCAAGATAGCAACCGTTATAATGTTTGCGATAAGTTTACGCATCTTGCGCCGCTGGTTTTCCAACGCTCTGGTGCGCGTGTCTTTAATCCTTGCTCGATCCCGCATCATGCTTGTGTATTCCTCAACGCCCCACCGCCAGACGATTAACTCCCGCAGCTCTTTCTCCTGCTGCTCGATTTTCTTGCGGGCGATCAGTGCCTGCATCGCCTCCTGCTCAACACTGCCGGAGAACATGAGCTTTTTGAATAACGGCGGGTCTTTGGCTTCTTCCTCCGCATTCTTAACATCGGACACAGCCTTAAACCACGTACCGAGCTGGCTGCCAAGGTCTTCGATCTCGCGCCCCATTTCAATGCCCTTTTTGAGGGCCTTGTACGCAGACGTGGCTAAGGCTAAGGCTGAGACCGGGTCGAGCATTATTCGCCACCACCGCCGTTAATCCGGCTCCACGTACCTAACATCAACAGACCAAGCACAAACATGGTTCCGGCGCGGGCCACGGTCTGCCAGATGGTCTTCTTGATGCCGCGCCAGTCGGTAATCAGACTACGCAGGTCGCGTACATCGTTGCCCGCGTCATCGTCATGCAGCCCGACTTCTTTGAAAGCCTCACGAACTGATTGATGCACGATCTCCCGCAGTTTGTCCTCGTCCATACTCAACTCCAATCTGTTCATGACAAAGCCCTTAATAACCAGTTGAGACTAGCTCGGCTCTACGCCATGACGTTTAATGATATTATACAACATGTCAGCCGTAACCTAATTCCTATGGCGTAAAGAATGATTGTCTAAAAGGCATCCATGCTGCGTAGATCGTATCGAAGTTAGAATTTGTTACTACTAAGCTATTGCCGTTCTCAAACTCAAACTTTGTATCAGGGAATGCTTGCCCTGCCATTCTCGCTAGAGTCACGCCAATTGCTACTGCTGTAAGCCCGTTCTGGTCGTTTTTGGTAGCCGAACACATCACGCCTAGAATATCAATACCGCCCAATTTTGCCTTTTGTATTGCGTGGTTAGCTTCGGCTTCGATTTGTTTAGCCAAAGTTTCGGCATCTACACTTGGGGCAGAAAAAACTCCATTAGCATAAACCCATCCTATGGCGCCTTCTTTTGCTTCCACAAGATTTGGCATAAAATCCAAAGAGTCCACTTCTAAAGTATTAACGACAAAGCCATTCTCAATTAAATGCGCTCTCATTATGCGTACTCCTGAACAATTATGATCCCTGCTTTCCCGGCACCGCTTGATGACCCACCATAGGAACCTCCACCTCCTGACCCATATCCAGTTGCAGCATAGCCTTTTTGGGAACCTTGACCACCAAACGGAGTTGCTCCCCCGTATCCGGGGACTTGTTTAGTGTCTCCCCCTGAATCCCCACCGTTGGCTCCGGTTATACTAACATTCCCACCTGTAGTGCTTCCTCCAGTTCCGCCAGTACCGCCATTTATGTTGGACGCCCCGCCGCCGCCTCCATTAGCAGATGCGTGACTTCCAAAACTCGTTGCACCTCCTGAGTTTCCATCTGCGTTTGCTGTAGATTGAGAAGCACCGCCAGACCCAATAGTGACAGTTACAGATGAAATGGCAGAAACATCTATAAATTTCTCAAAATACCCAGACGCCCCTCCACCTCCTGCGGCACTAGTCGTTCCAGTCCGTGGGCCGCCGCCACTTCCACCGCCCCCCGTCCCTCTAATACTGATTTTTGTAATCCCCGCAGGTTTTGTCCATGTGCCGGAGGATGTGAACACCTGAATTGACTGAAGACCGCCGCCACCGGGAGCTGCACTTGTCCAAGTCGTTCCATTGCTCGTCAGCACATTGCCAGAACTTCCCGGCGCAACAACCTGAACCGCACTGGTGCCATTACCAAGGATCACGTTGTTGGCAGTGAGCGTGGTTGCGCCTGTGCCGCCGTTGACAACATTGAGGATACCCGTAACTTGTGTACCTACGTTAATGCTTGTAGCTACAGGCGCAACATCTTGGAACGCTGACACGTTGTAAACACGCATAGCATTGGTGGTGGTGTTGAAATAGATCGTGCCGGTAACTAATGGGTTGCCATCATTGTCAACAACTGGGTCAGATGCCTTAGATCCGAGGAACCTGTCATCAAACAGATCAAAACTAGCAGCAGCAGAGTTTGCAGAACCCAAGGCAGCAGACTCTGAGGCAGCAGCAGCAGCAGCATCAAGCCCCGTTTGAACAGCGTCAGCAGCGGTAGCGACAACGTCCAGCCCCGTCTGTACAGCATCCGCAGCCGTAGCAATAGCGTCAGCAGCAGTAGATGCCGCATCAGCGTTAGTTGCAATTACATCCAACCCTGTCTGCACTGCGTCAGCGGCAGTTGCTATGGCATCGGCAGCAGTAGCCGCAGCATCAAGCCCAGTCTGCACTCTGTCGGCAGCGGTAGCAACCGCATCGGCATCAGTTAAGATGACATCAGCAGCGGTAGCCGCAGCGTCAAGACCTGTTTGTACAGCATCAGCAGCAGTCGCAATCGCATCAGCCGCAGTGGAGGCAGCATCTAAGCCTGTCTGAACTGCATCAGCAGCAGTGGCAATAGCATCGGCAGCGGCAGCGTTTTCACTGACCAGTGCAGCAGCAGCAGAGGCGGCAGCAGCCACAGCACTTGCAGCAGCGGCAGCAGAAGTTCCTACCCACCACAGAGGTGAAGCAGATGGCTCGTTGCCAGTGTTCGCAGCTTGGATCGAGGTGTAAAGAATGCCATCAGAGCCAACCACGTTAGCATTGAGCGCATAGGTCTGTGTCGTGATCCAAGACAGCGCGATAGGAGTCCAGTACGCAGCCTCTGTTGAAGGATTCTGGTTAAGGTTAGCATTCTGTATGGATTGGTAAACAATGCTCTCATAGGTGACTACAGAGCCTTCCTTGTACGTTGTACCAGCATTCCACTCGACAGAGTAGAGGAACGTCCAAGAGCCTGTGGTGGTCACAGGGTTGTTGTTCACGTTGCCGTTGATCAGGGAGACGTAATACTCACCATCAGAACCCTGAACCACATTGTTTGCACTGTAGCTTTTAGATGCCACCCATGCGTTTCCGAATGAGCTTGCTGTGTCACCAACAGGGTCACGCACCTGAATCTGGACTCCAGCCGAGGTCGCCAGAATAGCCTTCGCAGTACCCGCAAAGAACACGTTAGGAAGCCTACCAGCAGCAGTCAGTATCACCGGATTGGTGTTAGCGATTGTGTAGTTCACATCAGCATAGGTGTTCTTCAGAGTATTCGTGCCACTCTCATAGAAGTAAACCTTGCCGTTGACCAGAGGATCACCAGCATCATCGAAGTATTGTGTATCCAGATCGCCGAAACGCGCTATGTTGCTACCCTCCCGTGATTCGCATGGAATCCCATTTCATTTTGAGCAGAGATTCTGGCGCAACAAGCGTCAAAGAAGTCAGAGAAACTTCCTATCTCACGATGAACATCAAGCGCCTTTACTCTGACGCGCCATTTACTGTTGTGACGATTCCAAACAACTCCCATAATACCTGTTGTGCTATTGGAGCAAACTTTTCTGTTTTTCATGTTTTCGCGGTGAGTTACGCTTCTTAAATTATCCCACCTATTATCAGATGGATCACCATTTATGTGATCTACTTCTTCAGGCCATTCACCTTTCACAATTAAGAAGATGACTCTGTGCGCCTTATAAAGTTTGTTATCTATTCTTACGCTTACCCTGCCATCCTTTTTTGACAAATAGCCAGCTATCGCGCCCTTCTTCGCAGCATTAGAATTTGTTTTCCTCCACACCAAAAGCCCATTCTCAGGAATATATTCTAAAAGCTCTCTTGCTCTTTCCTGAGTTACAAGCGCCATTAGTTATTCTCCTGATCGATGTTGCCAGCTTGATATAATAGGTTTCTTGTTAGCGGATCGCCAATCATTCTTTGTATTTGAGGAGGAATATAAGCCCCCGCCTCGTTTGCCTTCCTTGCTAGAACTCCAGTGCCGTATGCCGCCTCACCCATTAGTCTGGGAGATTGTAATGCTGCTGAAGCCGCAGCGCCGGGAAGTCCAGCAATACTGAATGCACCAAGTGATGTTGCTCCAGCTACACCGCCCTGAATACCTCTAGGCATCATCTGAGAGAGAGACTGTCCAGCCAGCGATGGCATAAATGACTCGCCCCCCATATCTTGCATCTTCTGAGCAGTTCCAAGTCTCTGTCCATAGTTAGTGTTGGCATTGTTTCTCATAATGCTTTGCAGCTTACGCATTGTAGTATCTACATTGGCATTAGGATTAAGAGACAAAGACTTCTCAACCTCTTGAATAAGGTCGCTCATGTTTGAGTAGTCAGACATTACATCTGCGTATGCTGGAGCTTGCTTGTTAATAGTCCCCCTAATCGCATCATGGATACCACCAACAGCAAGTCTTGCTTGTGAATTAGCAAAAGGAATATCCTCAAGGATAGAGCTTACTTGTCGCTTTAGAGCATCAAATCCTTCAGGCGTATGATACTCAGCAGGGTCAAGGTTTCTCCACTCATCAATATAAGTTTTGGCTTCCATTAACTTTTCAACTGCCAAGTTATTAACAGATTTATTCTTGAAAGTGATTTTTGCGTAAGCAGCAGCAAGAGCCGCATCAACGTCATTGAAGTTTAATATGGTGCTGTCATTTTTTATGTTCACCATTCCAGAACGATATTGTTGTGATCTCTGCTCACGAATAGCCTCTAGGTTTCTTTTTGCAATGTCGAGTGGCTCCGTGAATGGTCTACCAGTTTCTCTCATGTGACCAGTGAACTGTTCTGCTCTTTGACCACCTTCTCTTCCAGCAGCGTAAGCCTCACGAATAGATTGCTGACCAGCGCCAGTTGTTGTTCCAACAAATCCAGTAACGCCCTTTTCCATCAGGTTCCCAGCTTTGGACGTACCCCATGCCGCAACATTCACAGGGTCAATAGCTTTTGCCACAGCATTTAGCTTTGGGGCAACCTTAGCAGGAGCAAGAGCAGCAGCAGTGCCAAATACAGCAGAAACATCTGATAGGATTCCAACAGGGTCTTCAGCGAATGCCAGTTTGAACTTGTCAAGGCTTCCATACCTGTTGACGTAGAACTTGCCAACCTCTTTGGCTGTGTTCTTCATCTCTTGGTTCCTATCGCCAAACAGAACGCGCAGTCCAGTTGGGCCAAGAGATTCTAGCCAGCTCTCAGGCATCGCACTCATTACTATGCCAGCACCAAGATCGCTAACAGTTGTTGCTGTGTCGATAGGATGACGGATAGCCTGATAGATACCACTAGCGAAGTTTGCTGTTGATGATGGAAGGTTATATCCAGCCTGAACAAGCATCTCAGGCACAGTAATTTCCATGTCATTGGAAACACCGTCATCCTTAGAAACAACAGCACCATCGTATGGAGAAGCTGATGCCTGAACTACTTGACCGCTATAGGGTTTTGCACCAGCCATTTTAGTTCTCCGTCCAATTCTTGCCGCTAGGGTCTTTCCACACATTTACTCCATCAGGAGTTTTTCCAATGATGTAAGATCCAGCAGGTACACCATCTGGAACTTCACCCATAGCATTATCAGCACTAAGCATATTCTCTGGCGCAGCCCTTCCAGCAGCATCATAAGCCGTTTTGATAAGGTTCTGGAGCCTTGTCCTCTTCGCAGAAATAACAGCATCAGTATCGCCAAGCTGTGGGAAGTATGACTTCTTATACCCTGCAAGCTGTTCTTTAGTATACGCAGCACCTGTGCCAAGTGTTAGGGCCGCATCCAACATATCTTCTTGGGCAGCTTCGATGATTTGCCTATCAGCAGGATTAGATAAGTTAGATAAGTAATCCATCCCCATAGCGCCGAACAATGAGGCGACCTTACCGGGCATTGCTGCGTCTGGGTTGAGTGACATAACATCGTTAACTTGGCTCATGGCAAAGTCTAGACGGTTTGCTAGAGTCCCTGCCTTGCGCTCACCCTCTGTAGCTGTGCCAACATTTACCGTAGTTCCAGCACCGCCAACTTGAGAAATCTGGTTTGTTTTGATATTTCTCTGATAAGGCTTAGTTGGATCAAGACCGGGAATTGCCGACACCTCTGATTGAGGAATAATCTCAAAGCCTGGTTCAACCTCTGCTGGCAAACTTGCTAATGGATTGCTCCCACTGAATCTAGTCTCTCCTGCCTTCAGTGTGTACTCTTCAGGCTTCTGTGGAGTAACAATACCCATATTAACTGCCATGTTCGCAGCACTGGATAATTCCATAGACAGGTTGCGGATCGCAGTTGGGTCGCCAGCCTTTGCTGCCTCGGCATAGCTGAGTATTCGCATAGTGTCTGAAGGATCAGCATCAGGGAACGTGCCAAGCATCTCTAGGCGGTCATTAGCCAAAGATATAATTCCATCAAGGTTGCCGTTACTTAGCATCTGGAACGCTTGATACCCATCCTGATACATAGCCTTCTGACGGTACTCAAGCTCCTGACGCTTGCGATCCGACATCTGCTGCTGCTCTTGCTTTAACCCTTGGACGTACTGTGGGCCTTGGTTGCCGACAGCAGCGCCTAGACCCATTAGGAGTTGTCCGGTTGATATGTTGTTCATCCGTAGATTCTCCCGTAGTTGTATCCAGCGCCGCTAGAGTTTCCGCTCAATGGCGATTGTTGAAGCTGTCCAGCACCAAACCTGTTTGGTGACACAAGTTGACCGCTACCTACAAAGCCGGGAGAGGTATACGATGGCTGAGACTCTCTCACCTGAACCTGAGAGCCGTTCTGCCTTCCATTAGCAGCCATATCGCCAAGCTCCCATCCAGCGCCAGCAGCGCCTAGAGTGTTAGCAATCTGACCCTGCCAGCTAGGCAGATTCGCCTGTGCAAGCTGCTGACCGTTGATCAGGTTGCCAGCGTTGGTAGCGAAGCCCGTCTGAAGGTTTCCTACAGACCCTGCTAGGTCAATCTGGTTTCCTGCCGCAGTCTGAGCAGCAGTATTGTTCATGTTGATCAGGTTGCCGTAGGTGTTGCCTGTAAGGTTCGACAGGTAGTCGCCTTGACCTGAAAGAAGGTTTCCCTGATTGATGGCAGCGTTCTGGTACTGGTTGGCAAGCATCTCTCCAGTTCTTGCGCGTTGACTAGCAACGTCCTGTCCTGTGCCGTACTGCATATTCGCAATACTGTTGCCTGTTTGCATTCCAATGTTAGCAAGACCAGCGCCAGCCTGTCCCTCGTAGCCAGCTTGTGCGCCACGTTGAGCAGTAATATTGTTGGCAGTGTTAATCCCTATGTCAGCGTTAGCCGCAGCACCGCCTGTAGCAGCCTGTGCCGCTCCCTGCGCTCCGTTAAGCCCCATCCCTGATAACACGCCGAGGTTATTAAACTGCTGCTGTAGACCCTGTGAGGCGAGTCCCTGACCGAAGCGTTGAAGCTCCTTCTGGACGTTACCACCACCAAGACCACCAGTTGCCGCAGCGCCAGCAAGATTTGCTCTCATGCCCTGCTCACGAAGGAATGCAGTGTACGGAGATTCGATGTTGGCAGAGTTGAACGCATCCTGACCCATTGCACCTGACAGAGCCAACTGCTGGTTGAATGCGGTAGTGCCACCCTCTTGGAATGGCTTGTAGTAATCCTCTGCGCGACCAAAGCCCTGTGTTACCTGCTGTTGGGCGGCAGCGCCAGCATTGCGTAGCTCATCAATGTTTACGCCGTATAGCTGATTGATACGACCAAGGGCAGCATCGATGTCAGAACGCGCACCAGTTTCAGCGCCACGAAGTGTTCCAGTGGCATCGCTCAAGCCCTGACGCAAAGACTCCTCAAAACCAACTTGACCTGTTGGAATGTTCTGCGAAAGCCCTGTCTGGTATCTATCTACAACATCGCCATAAGGGATACCAGTTGCCTCTGCCATAACTTGAGGATCAACTTTGTATTGCTGCATAAGCATGGCAATCTGACGATCATCTACGTTTGGGTTTGCATCGAGCCACCCGCGAAGCTCACCAAGGGTGACCTGACCAGCAGTGTACTGACTGCCAGTATTATCACGCACCGGAGTTGCCATGATCCCATTGCTGCTCTGGTAGGGAGCAGTGGGGCCGCTAACAGCCAAAGCGCCGTTGCTGGCCTGAGACAGTATCTCTGGAGAGACACCATTCTCTGCCGCAAGTCTGCGAAGCTCGTCTGGGCTTAACTGAGGGTTAGCCGCGATGTAGGCAGCGACCTCTTCTACTGAATATGCCATTAACCCGGCCCTCTGATGTTCTGGAACTTCTGAGTAGTTGGGAACTGCTGTGTCTGAGGATTGAGAATACCCTGAAGGGCATTTTGGTCAATCGGTAGTGCTTGCGCTCTCATCGTCTGAGGCATTTTACCGCCTAGCAGAGCAGCCCTCATCTGAGGTAGAGAGTCCACAATAGACTGTTGAGCAGCCATGTTCCCTGCCTGATACTGTTGGGCTTGGGGCATATAAGACTGAGCCAGAAGTCCAGCGTTCCGGTTGAGGTTCTCCTGCTGTATCTGACCAGCACGACCATAACCCTCAATCATGCCGCTCTGGGCATCCTGATAAGCTGGCTGAACGATTCCCATTGCCTGTTGCAAGTTAGCTTGTCGGAACTTGTTCTGGTCAGCAGCTTGGCTTTTAGCAGCCTTGCGATCCATTGCGCCACCGATTAGGTTTGCGCCTCCAGCTATAACGCCCATCGTAATCGGATTAAAGCCCATACACCCACCTCTCATTTACCTTCTGGAAACCAAGCGACAGGAGCATTTTTATAAGAGCCGTCCGGTTCTCTGGTGCGCTTGTCACTATCCTATCAAAACCAATGCCCTTAAGCCATCTCATGGCCTCTATAAGTATTGGTCTTGCGCCTATTCTGTCGCGATACTTACACGCGATGTGTACCTCTATTTCATCACCCTTTGGCATTAGCTGTAGCAGTATCCTGCCGTTGATCACATAGAGCGTTGAGGTATCTGTGATGTCATCAACATAAATCCCCCAAGGCATATATACCGATGGGTCTTGAAACACACCAATGGCATAACTCTTGGTGCAAGGCTCTACACTAATATCCATCCCTGAGTCCTGTCTCCGCCAATGTCAGGCAGCATCTTGCGATACTCAATTGCACCAGCAGCACCAGCACTGTCAATGTATAGCTGATACTGACGAGCCTCTAAAGCGCCCTCTGGAGAGCCTGTGCCAACGATTGGAATGCTTAGTGACGCTGATATAGTCCATGTCCTAAAAGCCTGCGACATGGTGCCATTGCTCTCTACAATCGCGTTGGTGGCATTGAGTAGCGGGTTGCTCACTTGGAGTTACCTATGATGTTTGCATCTAGCTGGATTATCACAGGCTTTACAGCATCTGTCAGGGTGAAGCGAAACACTTCAAACCGAGAAGCCCTGCCGCAGCGCCTCCAGATCACGCGCCGATCATACTCACCAATCTTGCCTATGGTTCTTGACCGCTCATCAACCCATGTCTTGCCATCCATGCTGCGATCCATTGTGATGACAGGATTGATAACGTCATCATTGCCAACCCCAGACTCAACGGTTAGTTCTATCGATGCAACAGAGAACGACAGCATCCCATTCATAAAGGGCTGAGTAGCTGCCCTGCGAACGATTGTCTCGCCGTACTCTGTGTATACCGTGAGGTCTAGCTTTCCAATGCGACCATCGATAATGTCGCCACAGATAACCTGATTGTACGCCTTGCAGATCGATGACACTCGGTACTGTGATAGACCACCATCGATAATAGATCGCCGCTCATGCCACCGTTTTGCAGTCATATCGAACACTAGCGTAGTGGTTGGCAGTGTGAAGCCGATGAAGTTGGCACCGCTCTGTGAGTAAGCCCAAGCGAAAACGCCAGAGAGCTGAGACTCAGTTAGACCCTGAAGCAGATTGTCGATAGGGATCGTGCTTATCTTCACTGTGTCGTTGCCAGAGAACGCCCATATCGAGGGAGACTCATTCTCACCACCACCGACCCATACAAAGGTATTCTGAGCATTGATCAGCGAGTAAGGGGCGAACACACCCTTCTGCAAGTACAGACCTGTCCTAGTGAAAGGGAAGTCAGCACCACCAGTATTCTGGAATGCTTCAATGGTCTGTGATCCAGCGATGAACAACTGGTTCTTGAACACAATAGGCGCAACAGTAGGGTCAGGGTCTGACTCAGCAGTGCCGTAGTCCAGAGCATTCCATGAAGTGCCATCGTTCTGAGCAGAGCAGATGAACTTCTTGGTGTCGGTAGTACACACGAAGTAGCCATCCACAAACTCAACGAACTGAGGGTTGCCGTTAGCAGTGAAGTCTACATCCGTGATCTGGACGAAGGCATCGGTCACATGGTTGTAGATGTAACCATTGCCACCGGGAACCAGCACCATCAACTGTGTGCCATTGTCCGCTATAGAAACTCTTGCAGTGCCAGAGACAGTTCCTATCGTCTCAAGCGTATAACTAGCCACCGCATCGACTATTGTCTCGATCACCTTGTAGAGTGTTGTTCCGTTCACCGCATAGGCAACGTCAGCCATCTCATGAGTGCCACGATTAGCATTCTCGATCTCGCCAGAGGATACAAGCTCCACAATGCCCGGTGTGCCAAACAGGTTCTCCTGACTCAGCGTAGGAGCCTCAGAGATGTTCACATACCAGTTCAGGCACTCCTGTGCGCTAAGTGGCAGCGATCTGCTGGTGTAGAACCCATTGGTAATTGGAAGCATTGGCATTAAAGTGCGCTCAACATTGCGTTGACTACGGTAATATCATCTGTAGTTGATTCGTTTCTTACAAATATTTCAAAATAATCAGAAGGCTGCATCTCTAAATTTAAGAATGTCGCAAGCGATCTAACAAGCCCGCTTGATACCGTATCCGACATCTTGCTATTGGCAATAACCGTACCATTCTTGGCAATGTAAAGAGATATTTTGTGGTTGGTTCCACTTGCAACGTCAACTGTAACTGTTGCGTTAATAACGTGACGACCTGCAACACCAGTGTGTGTAATCTTGCCAGTAGAATCCGCAGTAAAGTCTAAGACATCTCCGACAACGAATGTACCAGCCGCTTTAACTGGCGTAGCAGTTGCCGCTATCACAGTCGCAGTTGCATTACCCTGCATAGTGACGGATGCGTAGCTTGCTGCCTCTATTGATGATACTTCAACAGTGCTTCCAACGGTCGCTAACTCAATACCAGCGCCAGCCACCAAACTTACAAATGTAGGGCTTGCCGCCCCACCGTTTTGCATAATTGGCTCACCAGTTGAATCTATGGTGAAGTTGTGGCTGATCTCAATGCCGTTCTCTGCGCTTACCGCGATGTCTATGCCAGAGCCAGCCTCAAGGTTACGGATGTTGTTTATCGTGCCATCAACATCCAGAACCGGAACACCAGTGACAGCACCATCCTGAACGATAGTGCCTGTGACACCAAGACCAGATAGGAAGTTGTCGTAGGTGATCTTGTAGTTGTAGCCATTAGCAAAAAAGCCAATGTATGAGCCTGAGACAATCGATGTCTGAGCCGTGAAGTTACTCTGCTTTATTCCAGATGCGCGATCAACCATTTGTAGAATCCTCCAAGCCGATTGCGCCAGTAGCCTCTGCAAGAACCTCTTGCTGTGCGTCTGGGTAGAAGTGAGTTGTGCGACCAAAGCCCTCGTTGCCTGATCCCCTTGGTAGGGTAGAAGGTCTGCGGGTTGGTGTGATGAACTGACCTAGTTTTCTCATGGCCTTCATGCCAATAGTCGCAGCCTCACCGACACCAGCCGGGATAGGAGCGCCATACGATGGAGCCACTAGGATCGCCATGTTAGCAATGATGCCCTGAAGCGCACCAGCAGGGACTGTGACCTCGTCAGCAATGTCAGTGACCACTGTGTAGCCAAGGTTCACACCATTAGCCGCAAGAGCAGTCATGTAGTTGTTCATGGCAAAGATGAAGTCTTGGTACTCGTCAGCCTCCAAGGGAGCCTCTGACGCTTGCACCAGTAAAGACTGTAGTGATGCCTTAGCTACCTGTGCAACAGTTGCCATGTCTGACTACCTTACTTAGATTTGGTTGGCTTATCAGCCTTGGGAGCTTCTTTCTTTTGCTCTGCCTCAACAGGAGTCCAGCCCATAGCAATGGCTAAAGATTCAGAGTTGGGGTTGACTTCTACGATTACGCCCGAAGGCTTCTTGAACTTTTTCATGATGCGTCCTCAGAAGTGAAAAGAAGGGGGGCTTTTACACCCCCCGTTCTATTTAGACGCCGAAGCCCTGTCCCGCGAATAGCGGGTTGAAGGTCGCGTAGGCAGGGAGCAAGTCAAAACGCACCATCTGGGTGTTGGTATCACCGTCTGCGTACTTACAGATGCGGATCGAGAACCCGTCCTGAGTAGTTGCAACAGTGTCAGTAGCATACAGCTTAGGCAACTTCACAGTGCCAAGGCCGAACGCTTGCTTAACGTAGAACAGGTTAGGCTGGTACGTTGTAGCAGTAGCACTGACGATTGTCACAACAGCGCCGTTAGCAGGAGCAGCATCAACAGTGTTGTACTGACCAGTGGCCTCGTAGATCGCAGGGCCAGCCACTACTAGAGTGCCTTCACCTGACGCGCCAAGAGTTACATCAGCAGTCACTACGCCCGTCCAAGGCACAACAGCGCCAGCAGCGTTAAGCATTTGCTGCTTGGTGTCGAGGTTGATGCGGTTTACGTTAGCGATGGTGATCAACTCGCCAGCTTTTACAACCATGTTGGCTTGCATCGCCGTTACAGGGATGTTTTGCGTCATAGTGTCTTTAGCAGTGACGTAGGTAGGGTCTGGTGCGCTTGACAGAGTACCAGCACGATCCGCGCCTGTGCTTGATGTGAAGGTTGCCATCGCGTTAGAAGTCAGCGCAGTCAAGCCGCCGAACTTAGAACTGATCTGCGAACGCTCCCAAGCAGTACGAACTAACTGATCCGCAGCAGTCAAGCCATTCTGAGCATCAGCCAGAGCAGTTGTAGTGAATGGGTTCATCAAGTATGAGCCGCCCATTGACTTGTCAACACCAAGGCTATCTAGCAATGCGCCAGCGCCAGCAACGTCTGACCAAGCATCAACAGCAGTGCCGTGAGTACCATAACGCAGAGAAGCGTTTTTCTGCATATACGCAGCGAAGTTCACTTCTAGGTCAGTCACGATGCGCTTTGCAGCAGGGGCCAGAATCTCATCTAGTTGATCTAGCTGGATTGCCTCTTCCAAAATGCCCCACTCAATACCTACAGTGAAGAAGTCCTGAACAGTACCAGTCGCCTTACCAGCAATGATACTAGACTTAGTAGAGCCAGAGATGTCACCACCAGATGTACGGATAGACTTGTAGTCGTGTGGACGCTTGAAGTCAGCAGTAGAGCCTGAAGATGGATTGAAGCGACCAGTTAACAGTTGAGTATCAACCGTCTTAGTCACAACTCGATTGGACTCAAATGCGTCCAAGAATACTCGTGCCACCTTACGGGTGACGTTACTTCCTAAATTATTAGCCATGATTAATCACCTATTCAAAAGTGACTCCTTTCGGGCCTTTAGGCTTGGGCTGCACCCCTGAAGGGCGAGGTTTGCTTAAAGGTTCTGGAGCCGTAGTTACCTTGGGTTTAAGGGCTGTTGCGTTGGCCTTGATCGTTGTAGCAATACGCACTGCGGCAGCAGTTGTGGACATTGATCTCAGCTTATCTAGCTCTGCTAGGTTCTGAGATAAATACTTCGTGATCAATGGGCCTTTGTCATCGTCTAAGATAAACTGAACCAATTGGTCATCCATTCCGAACTGACCGACTACAGCGCCTGCTGCCTGAAGCTCGTCTGCTCTCACCCCAAGCCGTTTTGCTCGTTGTGAGTACGTCTGAACCTTTTCAACCAAGGCTTCCTGCTCTTTCTGTTGCTGCTCATTCGCCAAACGCTGCTGCTCTCTGCGAGCCATCTGCTGTTCAGTGTCGTAAGAAGCTGCGGCTATGATTGCCTGATCACGTTGCATGAGCTTCTGTCTATATTCCTGATCGGACAAGGCAAAAGGGTCAGGCAGTGGAGGCACTTGAGGCCGCGACCTTGGAGCAGCTTGTTCGTATTCAGATAATCTGCGCTTAAGCGACTCAGCCTCGCGCTCGGTCTCTCTGAGCTTGGCGACCTTCTTGCTTATAGCAGCATCGAATACTCTCTGCTGTTCCTTGGTAAAAGTGGATTTTTCGTGATCTTCATCACTATCTGTAGACGAGTCAGAATCAGTTTCCTGATCTTCAGTATCGTCATCATCCTCTTCTTCGACTTCCTCTACTTCTTCGACCTCCTGATCTACTTCTTCAGTAACAGTCTCTTGAGGTTCATCGTCATCGAATATAATGCCGTCTGGTTGCGTCATGGTTTGCCCCTAGTAGGTGATTGCCCAGAGAAGGTCTGGTGGCCTATGTGTAATTTAACACTGTTGCTCTAAACTCGCAATGGTTGGCGAAATTCGCTAATCAGGTTGAGGTTCATCTTCTCGCTGGATGTTGCGTAAGGCTGACAGTCCTACAGTTGCGCCTGCTGCTCCTGCCATCAGGTTGCCAGAGCCGCGCTTGGTTGGGTCGAAGGCTGCGAACCTGGAGCTTACATTCTGTGCTGGGTCTAAAATTATGTATGAGTTGTTATCTTTCAAATATCTTGGGTTATTGCTTACTTCTCGCATCTGCGCCTTTAGTGAGTCCATTGCCTGCGCTTCTTCTGGCAAAATATAATCGTCAAACTTAGCGTTAATGAACTCTTGCAGCCTCTCAGTAGCATCTGGCGCTTGCGGGTCAGGAACCTGCGGCATTCTGGCCCTAACTCTCTGCTCAAAATAATCAAGCCCGTACCCCAGTTCTCGCTTTATGTTTTTGGCCTCATCCGTAATGTCTGCAAGGTCGTAGTAGTCATTCTCCACAGCATTTTGGTATTTGATGGAGTCATACCCGCTGTTTAAAATAATGTCCTTGATCTCGTTCAAAAAGGTCTTATTCTCAGGAGTTTCCGTCCATGTCATGCCTTTAAGTGAGGCGCTTGACATTGCCTGCTCTGCATCATCAATCAATGCTTCTATCTGAGACTTATCGAAGCCTTTTACGTTTTTAAGCTCTTCCAGCACCTGCAAACTATTCCCCCAATCACCAACGTCCGGCATGGTCAGGGAATTGCCAAGGTTGGCCTTTAGCGGCAAAATGTTTGCGCCGGAAGCGTAATAGCTTGACCTGCCGCCAATCAGAGGATTTGCTGTGTCACGAAGCCGGTTTGCTGCCTGCTCTGGCGTTCCAACGTGCAGACCAATATCGAGCCGCTCTGGGTCAAAACTTGAATAGTCAGCATAAGTGCCATGATATACATCGGCAGTTTTCCCCTGCTCTGCCGCCCTCTGCATCCTAGCCCCTGATGACATATCTAGTGGGGCTTCTAGTGCGCTAGGTGATGTGGTGCTTCTTATCCTGCGCTCAAGATCATCAAAAGACTCACCTTCTCTTGCTGGTATTGTTCTAACACCTTCAAGGGCTTGGACTGAAGTGCCTGTCTCATCAAGCATCTCTACGCCTTTATAGCCTAGCTTACGAGCTACAGCGCCACGGAATCCCTGTGCGCTCCAAGATGCGCTATCAGCGTCACTCCCAAACAGATCAGCCCAATCATCGCTAGATTCGTTGAATACGTTCTTATCTTCCGAAGCGTAGTCAAACGCTCTATCAATTTGCTCGTCACTCCATTTAGGGAAAACTTCTTTCGCCGCTTTTTTGTAATCCTCATAAGGAAGATCATATTTCAAACTAAAATGATTCATTATTTCATTTGGCTCTAGAACAACAGCATGAATCTTATCTCCACCCATGCCACCATTTGAGCTAGCAAATATACCGTCAAACATAGTCCCATCATATCTTGCAGAGACATCAATAGGGGCTGATTCCCATGAGTTATGACGCAAAATAGTAGAGTTAGCATAAGGCAATTTTGCTGTGCTAGGCGATGGCAAGCGCATCGACATAGGTATCCCAGACATCCCATTTTGATAATTATCAACATCAAACCCAACTGACTCATAAAGTCTTACTAGGTCGATTTGATCTGTCGATTCATCAAGAGGTTCTGCGAGAAGTTTAACTTCCATGCCGGGGTGCCGATCTGCCATATCTTGCAAGCCTTCTTTTAAAACTTGCCTAGCAGCGCCCTGACCTCTATTTTGAGGATCAATGTATAGCTTGTCTAGCAGGATAAATGGCTCCTCTTGGAAACCTCTTTCTACTGCGTCTTGACCACCATCGATCCACCAATTTAATTCGTTCCTTCCCGGCAGTGTGTCAATAAAATTTGCGGCTTTCTTTATAGCTCCACTTGCAGCATCCCCAACCACCGGAAGCATCCCCAGCATGGTCGCCCCGCCAAGCATTGCAGCAGTGCCGTAGTTGCCGCCCTTGATAGCTTGCGCGGTATCAGCCACACCTACAGCGTCACCAACACCGGGAATGAAGTCCACAGCACCAGTGAGCATATCAGCCATGCCAGCCCTGTATCGCTGCGTAGGAGTGCCGCCCATCTTTCGGCCTCCTATAAGCTCATTGATGCCCGATCTCACCGTATCCCTGAACGCAGGGTTGAACGGGTTGTAGGAGCGTACAAAAGGCTGTGCTGACTGCGTTGGCATTTGTCTAAGCGCTGACTGTGGCATTTTAATTTTCCTGCTTTTGTGCAATAATATTCATTTTGGAGGATCAAATATGGATAATTATCAGCTTCTTCGAAAGTATTGGAATACCTTTGGTCATCTTGACCTTGAACCAGGTGAGATTCTTGATAAAGATGATATTGTCGGTTCTAACGCTTTTACCGAAAAAGACGCTGACAGATTAATTATTCTCCTTTCAATGTCTTCAGATAGTCTTGAATCCCTTGAAGCCATTGTTCATTAGCCATCTGGTAGTCTTGCGCTGACCCTGCCAATTGCAGCGACCTATACGGGCCTTGTTTCGCTGCCCTTGCTTGCGCTGGGTCTCTAAACATAACATTCCAAGGAACCATTTCATCAGTGATTGCCAGCCCTTGCCTGCCTGGGATCACAGTATTGTATGACGCATTCATTGATGTGTTTCTTTCTAGGTCTCTTGGATCAGTGTATTTGGAAAGCATTGCCCTATACCCAGAAAAACCAACTGGCTGATCGCGCAGATTAGGGTCATTGATGGCCGAATAAACATCACTCATTATTGGCGCACCCTGATTTTGCATCTCAACTGAGTCTAATGCGCTAATAAATGCTTTTCTTTTATTGCCTGCTGATGGGCCTTTTGGCGTATCTGTTGCCAAGTAGCTCATTAACTGTTGCGGACTTTCATACCCAGGCCAGTCTTTTGCAATGCCCTCAGTATCTCCTTTGTCTAGCATGGCTTTCATTTTTTTATTCAGTATTTGTGCGCCATCTTCAGTTAGGCCGCCAACACTATCAATGTATCTTAACGCAACAGCAGATGCGGATTCAGAAAAGTTTGAACCAGGGTGACCCATGCTCATGTACATTAGAACAGGTTCTTGTCCGGTTAAATCTGCAACCTCGTTAACGTGAATTTGTTTTGTCCTTGCTGCATTTTCCATGCTCATCCAATTACCCCATCTGTCTAGATGCCTTGGGCCTCCCTCGACAAGATACGGGTCAATATCTACTCCAGCGACTCTTGAAACCAAGGCCCTGTTAGTTCTGTCGGCAGGTAAAGTAATTATTGGCCTACCTAAAATTTGTTCATAATTAGCAGATCGCATAAACAGGTCTTCAGGAGATGTAATAATACCTCCAAGCAATCTTGCATCTTCTCGGCGCTTGATCACAGGATCATTTTGATATTCTTGAACCCTTCGGTTAAAAGTTCCAGAGGATATTGTTTCCGGCCTTACATTTGGGTCAACTTGCGCCATCAAGGGAGCTTCGCTATAGCCCTTGGGATTTATAGTGTCCATTACAGGCAGCTCCATGCGCTCGCCAGCTCTCGCTGTTTGCACCACATCGCCAAACCCCTCAACAATGTTTCCAGCAGCCCTTCCAGCTTTTACTAATCCACCAGCCAGCGGCAGTACACTTATACCGCCTAACGCCATACCAAGCAGATCATCATCGCGCCTTGCTCGCTCAAAGTCCCTTATGCCCTGCGCCGTACCAATACCAGGCACAAACCCCATGCCTATGTCTGCAAGCGTCTCGCCTAGGCTCATATCCTGTGGTGTGTCTAATGACGCAAACCTTCGCGCCCGATCAATCACGCCCATAGTATTGGGCATTGGCGCAGGCGCTGGCCCTTGACCAATGCCCATTAGGTACGATTGGTCTAGACCTCTTAACGCTGATCGGTATTGTGATGGCATGGGTTACCTCTGCTGCCAAGGATTCATTGCTTGGGCATACTTCATCTGGTTATCAATCTGCAAGCCCTGTGTCGCTACCTGCTCACGCTGAATCTTAGCACCAGCCTCCTGTGCTTTGATCTGGGTGTTCATGCGGTCAGTCTCAGCCTTGAACGAGTTGATCTGTACGCCAGCCTGATCGATTTGCATACCAGCCTGTAGCTTTTGCATCTCTAGCTGAATCTTTGCAGACTCTAGCTGAAGGCGTTGCATATTAACCTGCGCTTGCATCTGGTCTGCTTGAGCCTTCATCTGCTCTGCCTGTGCAATGACCATGTTAGGGTCTTGCTGCTGGCCCTGAGACTGAGCCTTGGCTTGCATCATCTGCTTCTCTTCATCCGTCATCTGAGTCTCTGGAATCATGCCCTGAGAGATCATCTGGAGACGCTTACGCTCACCGATCTGTGATGCTGATGATGTTGGGATAGAGTTGAGCAGGATGTCCCCACTCATGCCAATGATGCTTGGATCAACCTTGGCGATCTCGATGATCGTCTCGATAGTTTCCTGCTGACGGTTTCTGAACGATGGGCCAGCACGACAGGATACAGAGTAGGTGCCTTTACTAAAATCATTCAGGGTAATCATCTGACCTGTTTGCTGATCGATGATAGGCTCGTTGATGACTTGCATCTCTGAAGAGCCATCCTCGTACAGTAGGCGAACTGTTCTCTGCGCGTCATATACTTTGGGTAGGGCATGAACCAAGATGTCGCCAGTGGCAGCGATAGCCGCCTCTAGTGCCCGATAGTATTTAACTGTGCCGTTGTCGCCCTTGCTCTGTAGTCGCTCGATTGCTACGCCTGACTGTAAGCCGGGATTATCACCCATCGATGCCGCGAACATACCAGCAGTCTGGTTGATCAGTGAGCGCATGGCCTCTGAGATGGTGCGTAAGCCGGGATTCACATTAGCCCCACCATTCTGCTGCGGCGTGCCGGGAGCCTCTGGATCAGGGTTGTAGAACTGAACAGGGTCGCTGTTAGTGTTCAGCGTTGCAATAGTATCCTCATAGCCAGCAGCTTGAGTTGCTGTCATCCAATACTTGGCCCTTGGTGCCAGTGCGCCTTCCTCGATCTCTCTTGAGAGTGAGTAGTTCAACACTCGCTGTGGGTCGATGAGTTTCTCTACCGCTCCACAATAAATCACCTTGTTCTCGACCACCTTAAAGTTGCCGAACACAGGGACAATGGGAACGCGATCAAACACAGTATCCTCGTCCTCTTCCAGCCAATCTTTGGCATCGAAGAACCGAGAGCATACCTTGTTCTTGTAGGCATCTCGTCTGCGTAGCTCTGTGATGCCCATTGCCTCTAGCTCATCTACAACGTCATCAAAGTCATCATTGACCTCGTATGTTGCGCCGTTATTCATCAGAACCAAAACAATCTTCTCACGCTCCACATAGAACACCTGACCGACAACAATGACTTCTGCCTTGTCGTAGTATGAGTCACCCTCACGATCAGTGCTGACGGACTCTTGAGAGCCTTCGGGCCATCGATCAAGGTACTCAGCTACTGACATAGCATGGAGCAGGAAAACGTACTGTGAGTCTGCCTTGCTTTGCAGATAGGAGGAAGGGTCGAACCACACGCGATCCACTGCGTTTGGTATCGGGTCGATCATAAGGTCTTGCTCAAAGGAGGTAGAGTCTGCATATCGGCTTGACACCATCCAGCAGTCAAAACCACAGGTAGCTGATCCGCGCCCTGAGTTGATGTAGATGTCCTTAGCCCTGCTTAGGGATTCAATGTTGCGGATCAAGCCATCCATCGTCATGGCAGTTTCTTTAGACGCACCACCGGACATGGGCGACACCTTCACATCGAAGTCAGACTGCTCGATCTCTGCCGTGACCTGATCGATAATTGGGGTGACCATATCGAAGGTATAGCGAGGCTTGCCATCGTTCTGATCCCACCACTGCTGTTCCCACTGACCATCGCGCTTGTCAACGAAGAGGTTTGCCTCTCTTGCTGCCTCGCGGTTATCATGATCCGCATCTTGAGCAGCCGATAGAAGCCCGGTCACCAGCTTGAAGTCACCATAGTCCAAAAGGTATTCTGACTTCTTGCCCTTTGTGGGCTTATCTTCCATCTCGTACTCTTCCAGTTCGTTGACTTCAGTATCCATCATGACCATCCTTTAAATTTGATTTTCTTCATCTCGGCCTTCTCGCCCCTCTTGCTCTGGGCAAACTGCCTAAAGGCATCAGCGCCCTCTGAGTGTTCATCATGCAATGGAACGTCCATGAAGCGATCTGTAGTCCTGTTCCAGCGTTTTCTGTAGCGATCTAGGTGGATGATCCCTTCCTTGCAGTTAGTCTCATCGATCCAGACAGTTGAGAACGCATCTCTGGTGGCTTGGATGCCGTGATTGATGTCATCGACAACAGGCACCATCTCTAGATTCGCCAAGCCCAAGTTCTTCAGCATCGCCATTGGAGACAGATTGGAACTCTGGCCCTGCCTGACATGACCAGCATCATGTGGGAGGTAGTGTACTCCCCAGACGTAGCCTAGCTTCTGTAGCTCTGAAACGTAATAAGAGTAAGGCTCACCCCAACCCTCGATGAATCCGATGAAGTTGTCGTTCTGCCCTACCCTCTGGTGTAACCAAATAGCTGTTCCGTCACCACTTCCGATGTCCCAATAGGTGTGGACAGGATAGCCTTGACGGTGCGGTACTGCTGTAATTCTACCCTGCTTCCTTGCCGCTGTCATCTGGACAGAATAGTAGCACCCCTCGCTCGATTGCTGGAACGCCTCGTTGGAAGTAGATGGGTATTCCTGCCACATCATCTCCTCTTGTCCTGAGAAGTCTGAGTCTCTCGTAGACACCCACCAAGCTCTCTGCTCAAGGGTGATAATGCAGCCCATCTCCTGCTCTACGCCATCGAAATATTGGTTGTCCTTGTCAGTAATAACCACACCTTCGGAAGACATACTGTAGCGAGGATTCTGCCACCATGCAAAAAAGCTAAACTTATAGTCCTTAGCAGTGAGACTTGCTCCTGTCTGCTTCTTACGCATAGCCGTCATCGACATATCGTAGAACGCGCCCTCTTGCCCTTCAGCAGTAGACTCAATAAATATAACGCCATTGCTGGTCACTGATGGGATCGAGCCTGTGATGATCTCTCTAGCCCTCTCAGGGTACTTAGCGCATATCTTGCCGAACTCTGAAACATGAAGGTACTGAAGTGTCCCGCCCCTTGCCGATGTAGCTACAGAGATCGCTGAGTTGTTATGTGCGAACAGTAGCTCTGACTGACTATCACGCTCAAGAGGCATAGCTTGTCGCAGTGGGGCAGGGAGGTTCTCGTATCCGAACTGAACCTTGTCCCTGAATATGGACTTAGCGATGCTGTCTGTCTGAGCCACAATCGATGCCCTGACGTTCTCCCTGAACAGGCAGCAGTCTAGGAAGTAGATTGCGATAGCAGTAGTAAAGCCCAACTGTCGGGCCTTGAGAATTAAGTTCCTGAAGTGCAGGTCAGAGAGAAGTTCAATCTGGAACTCGTTGGGAATAAAGGGAACGACAAGACCATCCTCGTCATTGTCGCCCTTCACCATGATTTTGTAGAGCTTTCCGCTAGTGATACGCCACCAAGGATCAGCTAGGAGCCTCTTAAACTCCTCTGGGGTCATCTCAGCCATTCTACTTCGGCCCCAATGTGTTTCCAGCTATTTCCTTGATTATCATCGTCAGTGGGTTGTCAGGCTCTCCAGCTACCGCAATCCTGTCGCCGTACTTCTTGGGCTTGAGCTTTGATAGCGCCCACTTGCGAGTGTCTACGCGAAGCCGTGAACGGGCTATTGCCTCTGGGTTTACTGCCTCGTATTCCTCACCAGACTTGCTCTGACGCATCATGTAGTCGTTGGTGCTGTTGTCAGCTATGTCTAGAAGTTCTTCAAACAGTGCGTCTGCCGACTCTTCCTTTGAAATCGCGTATTGCTGCGAAAATGCTTCAATTTCTCTAAGCCATTTAAACAGCGATGACATTGCTGGCATAGACTCATCCCTAGCAATTGATCGCATAGACTCGCCATTAGAAAGTCTTTCGCATATTGTGTCTGCAAGCTCTTGAGTGTAGAGCGTTGGCCTTCCAACACTAGACTTTGCTTTCGCCATCCTGCCCTCCTGCCTCCTGATCGGGTTGATCAGTAGTGGTTACATTATCCTTCTTTTTCCCCCAGATTGCATCCCATCCAGTGTCATAGCGTTTCTTGTCGCCCTTGACGTTAGCAATGCGATCCTCGGTAATATCGTTTTGTGCTGTCATTTAGTCACCCTTGCTTGCTGCTTTGATTGTACTTGCTACTACGCTGCTCTGATTATTAAGGATAATTCGCTTGGCTGTTTCGTGCCGAGTTTCGCCTTCGTATTTGTTTGCGACGCAGTAGAGCAATTCTTGATACTGCTCCCTTAAAGCATCCCGCTCACGCAGAGCCTCGTCACGCTCACTCACCAGCAATCGCAGATC